AGAGGTAACAGCGCCAGAAAAGCCGTTTTGCGAAACGACGGGACCGGAGAACGTGGTCGTAGCCATAGATTCCTCACATGCGAGTTGCGGGGGTGTTCTGTCTGCATGTCGTCAGCCGGGACTGTCAGAACACCGGATAACCCCGGAATAATGATGTTGTATCACTCAATAATGCAGATGTCAATAAAAAACAAAGGGGGCCGAAGCCCCCTCTGCAAACCCTTAACTACTGGGTTTTAGCCTTCCGAACCATACATCCCGAGCGGATCCGACCAGCCGAAGCTGTAACGCTCGCGGGACTTATAGCGAACGTTGCCAGTATCGAAGTCACCGTCCATGGAATTCTGGAGCGGGACACGAACAAAATGCTTCATGCCGTTAGGAACGTCGGTCGTCAGGAACCACGCATTAGTGTCGGTCAAGAAGTGGTTAACGGTGTATCCCTCGGGGATCGAGCCGTTGTTCTTGAGCGCATTAATGTCGTTGTCCGCCGTCGAAACACGCAGTTCGGTTTCGAGCAGACGGGTTGCAACGAACTGGAGTGCCGGAGGCACAACCAGTTTGCGCGGCTTGGCGGCGATCAGCAGGCCACGTTCGTCAGTCCACGCGGCGATCTGGATGACGGCATTCTCAAGAGAAGTCTCATTCAGGTCGGTCGGGGTTGACGGGATGTTGCTGTTGGTACCACCAGACACCAGCGGGTGAGCGTTGGAGAACAGAGCCTGACCGTCGCCACCTGCGTAGCTACCAGAAAAGCCGTTGTTCAGAACCGCCGCAGCTTTCACCTGTTTGGTGTATGCCATGGCACGAGCCAGCGCCTTGGTATAACGAGCCGAGAGGCTGTCATACAGGTTGTCCTCGATGGCCTCTTCGGTCAGCGAGAAACCCAGAGCGATGGTTTCGTGGTTATAGCGAGCAGTCCAAGCTTCCTGCGCATTGTCATAAGCAATTGCAGAGCCTTCGTTCTTCACCGGAGCGGCGGAGAAGCCAGACAGCTTGGTTTCCTCTTCAAACGAACGCTCGGAGGTCTCGGTTTCGTAGATCTCCTTGTGTTCTTCGCCATAGCGTGCGTACTCCAGACCAAACAGGGCGTTAAGACCCGGCAGGAGTTCTTTCAGTAGTTGTGCGCGTGAAATAGCCATTTTTTACTCCTTACACGCCAGTGGTGTTGTTATACGTATGCGTGTTGATCTTGACGATCATTTCAACATACGCATCCGAACCGGTGGCGGTAGCAGGCACAACGTCAACGATACGAATCGGCAGAGTGTTAGTCGTATCCGTAGTATCGTCAATAGCTTGCTTAGAATCACCAGTATTGGGATTGCCAGCATTCAGAACCACCGAGGTGTTCTGACCAACTGCCGTGCGGCCCAGAGTAGCAATCGTCGTGCCCGAGGACACAACAGCCACTTGGAACAGAGCAGTGGGGTCATCCACCACGTAGGCCACCACGTTCGTGACGCCAGACGACGGAGCGTACTGAGCCTGAACGGTTTGACCCGACGAGTTGGTGTACTGAACGCCAACGCAAACACCAAGGGCTTGCGGGGCAGCGGTACCGTCAGCGACAACTTTGCATTTGCCAGAAGACAGCATTTCAACTAGATCACCATCGTACACAGCACCGGAATCAACCGGCACCAGACGAGTTGACCCTGCATACGGGTTGCCACCAATACGATTGATGGGTTTGAATCCGTATGGGGCCGAAACAGTGGGGTAAGCCATGTTTTAACTCCAAATATTTAAGATCCAGATCCAAAGCTATGCGTGGATTTACGCTCTTTAAACAGCGGCATCCTCGGGTCGCTCTGGCGCATTAAATTGTTGTCCACAGCTTCCGTCTGGGCTTGGGTCTGGTTCCGGTAATATTCAGAACGCTGACCGACAAACTCTTCCGGAGTCTTGCAAAGCAACAACCCGCCAATCTCAATGTTGTCTTTATACCGACTATTGGGATCGACTAGCAGTTTAAATTTAGGCTGCTCCTCAATACGAACCGGCTCCCAACCTTCACGGATTTTGCTCGAAAGGTTACGTGGGTCCAGTTGATTGAGCATCGACACGCGGATCCAACGATAAGCAAACCCAGCCTGCTTGTCCGGCTCAGGGAGTAACTCGGCGGGTGCCCACTGCTTAGGACGTTCGCTCGTTGCTCGGGTTTCTAGTTCACGTTGCAATCTGTTTTCAGCCATTTTGGGCCTCCAATTTCATTTGTGCCAGAGCATATTGCTCGGGCGTCAGTCCAAGTTTCTTTGCCAACTGGACTTGGCTTTGCCGTAGTCGGACCTTATTGGAGGCCGTGCTGCGCGTTGCCGGAGCCACAACAGTCGCCGCTTTTGGTTGCGCCTGTTTGCGGACAGGTTGTTCGATTTCCTCTTCTTCCTCAAAAGACTCGGGAAACCGCTTTCGCATTGTTTTGTCCAATGCTGAATAATATTCATCCGATCCAATCGCCACTCCGCTTTTCTTTAGCTTTTCGTGTAAGCCATAAGCGGCGGCTGTCATCTCATCGTCCTGCCCGAACCAAGGATTGCGTTCTTGCCACGCCAAAGCTTTTGAATCAGGCTTGGGTACGGAAGGGATCTGTGATGCTTGTGGAATTTGTACATCATTTCTTTCCTGATGTAAAGAGGGGCGGAAATTTGCCGCCTGTTTAAGCTTGTAATTAGCATCCTGTAGGGCTTGGGTAGCTTCCAATACTCGGTCAGTATCACCGCTTTCATACGCCTCCCGGTACGCTTTCTTTGCCATCTCCAATTCAAGAGAGGCGGCATTCTGGACGGTATCGGCAAATACCTTCTCACCAGAACTCAAAACCCCGCGAATCCGCTGGTTTTCCTCCAACAGTCGCCGTGCAAGACTAATTGCCTCTTGCTGCTCCCGCTGGGCGGCTTCCTTTTCCCTGCGCTCGTCATGCCAGACTTTGCGCATCTGCTTGAGGCGGGTTTTAACTTCCGCATCGTATTTGTCGAGATCGTCCTTCTCCAACTCCTCAACAAGAGGTTTGGGCATGGGATCACGGCCACGGTCTTCCGGCGGTGTATCGTCCTCAATTTCAATTGAAATTTCGTTGGACGTATCTTCTACAGCCTCGGTTTCATCCGGAAATTTAAATTCCTGCTGTTCCATTTCAGGCATCTTGTCCTCCTGTTATTTACGTTTAATTCCGCGCGGGTCGTCAACAACACCCTCCACGGAGTCATCATTAATAAGGCGAAACTCTCGACCATGAATCAGCAGGCGGGTGCCTGCATTTGGGCGAACCAGAACAAAATCTCCCTGCTTACACCAAGGGCCAGACGGGAACCGGCTTGCGTCCTTGTAACAGTCAGGGCCAAGATCAACGACAAACAGCACGGTAGTAAGCAACTCATCAAATTGGACGGTTGTATCCGCCTTTAGGATGCCGTTGTCGTCCTCCTTTTCCACCTCCGGAATGGCGCACAGGATTCTGTAGCCAGACGGTCGTGGAAGCTGCTTCGCTTTTTCGGCGCTTGTAGCCTCAAGATTAAATGTGCCTATCACTTGGGGCTTATCGGGATTTGAACCGATAAGGATTTCAGTCATCTGATTCCTCCAGATTACGTCGTAGGTCTAGTACGTTTCCCCTCGCAATGAGCAGACCCCGAATCTCACCGCAAAGTTTCTTATATTCCTCAAAGCTCTCAGCCTTACCCTCGGCCATGTAATCCTTTAGCTGAGTAACTTTCTCGTCAAGCTGCTCAATCAATACCCCGAAGGCGTCCATTGTTTATCCCTTTTTGGCGGGTGGCTGGCGCAAACTGCGAAGCTGTGCCCGTTCTTGTGCTTCCCGATCTTCCTGCTTACGCACGGTCTCAGACATGTGCTTCAGAACGTCTACCCCCGTCTTGGCAATCTCCATCTCACGGGCGTTTGCCATCTCAGCGGCAGTTTTCATCAGATCGTTGCGCTGCTGCATCTGGGCGGTCTGTTGCTGCGCTGCAATACGCTGACGCTCGATCTGCAACTGCGCTACCTTCAGGGCGTTATCCGCACTGTCTTTCTGTGCCTTGCGCTGCTGTTCTTGGGCTTTAAGCTGCAACTCCTGCATCTGCATCTGCACCAACGGGTCTTGGGCTTGCTGCTGCGCTTGCTGCTGCGCCATCTGCGCTTGGTTCTTCATCAACAGCCGCTGAGCCGCCTGTGCCAGCATCGGAGCCAACCGCGCTTCGACTTCCGGGTCCATCTGCACTTCCTCCCCACTCTCATCAAACTGCGGGGGCAGCGTCATGCCAAGCTGTTCTTGAATGTCGTTGCGGTACTGGAACCCGATATGCTCATTTAAGTGCGACATCATTGCCGCCATCATTTGCTGCGCTGCGGGATTGTTTTTGAGCAACTGTTGGATCATCGGATCTTGCATGGCCGACATATGAACGGCGATATGCGCCCTGTGATCCTGAAACGCAAACGCTTTAAGCGGCTTCATCCGCAGCACATTCTGATTCTCTGTGATCGGATCAGTCGGTTTCAGATCGTCCTCAATCGGCACCAGCTTATGTGCGTCGTTAATACCCAACACATCCAGCATCTGCCTATGGAGCATCGGCATGTTGTACAGGTTTGGCGCTGCTTGAGCCAACTGAAACACCGCCTGATACTGGACGATCTTTTGCGCCATAGTGCTGGCGTTCGGATCAGACACCGGAATCACATCAATATTGTCGTAGTCCGACCGCTTGGCGCGGCGTGAGCCTTCTTCCGGCTCGTAGTTGTAGTCCTCCGGGGTGTACGCAGCGATAATCTCTTTCAGAAGCCACAACTCTTGCTTCATCGAGTAGTGAATCCGCGCCTGCACCGCGCTCATGGTCTTGAGGGTGCGCTCCAAAATCGCCAGCGTAGTGCCAACCGGAGCCTGCGAGGACATGTCGCTAACTTGCAGATCAGCCATGTTTGCCACACGGCGACCGTCTTCAACAATCTTATTAAGCAGCGCCGCAAGGGTTTGGCTCGGCTCCTTGTACGGGAGCGCCATCAGGTTGTCTTTAATAGACCCAGCAGGCACATCAACGTCACGGAATTCACCCGGAGCAATCGGAGTGTCATCACCTTTGATCCGCAGCCCACGGGCTTTGAACCCACCCGGAAGATTGGACAGGGTGCCTGCATCCACCAACTGACGAATCAGCGATGTGCCGCTCTTGGCAAACGCCCCAACCAAATGGATCAAACCAAAGCAATAGAACCCAAACCCCGGCACGTAGCCATAATGGACAAAGTGCTGCCGACGCTGATACGTCTTGTCGTCTGGCTCCCAGTTACGCCGGATAGCCAGAACCTTGTTTGACCCCTTCTCAATAGTCACCACATAAGGCAGCGCAATCCCCGTGGGTTTGCCGTCCTCCTCATGCTCATATCCCGGCAGATCCAAGTCCACGTGCATCTCAAGGATCTTGTAGCGGTCATCCGTGGTGGCCCTAAAGCCCAACTTCTCGGCAATCTTCTTCTCGACTTCATCGAGCGTATTCATCGGCTCGCCAATGTCGATGTCCCGATAAAACCCAGCCACCTGAAGCCTG